CTGATGCCGACCTCCGGCTGGCCATCCACCAGCTCCGCTTCTGGGACGATGGCCCCCTCGAACGGTGCCGTGGGGTGGGGTGAGAACATCTTGATGGTGGGGATGGCCCCGTCGATCTTGGCCGGGGCCGACTCCTGTGTCTTTCCCTTCACGTCAGAGACGTACTCGATGACGCTCGGCCCCTGGTGCTCCTTGTCGGGGTGCGAGGCCGAGTAGTAGCGGTAGCTGCCGGGCTGGGAGCCGTTGGAGAAGATGGCCTTCTTGTCGGAGAGCATGTCGAGCAGGGCGGTCGCGCTGCCGAGGTCACCCCGACCCTGGAAGTCATCGGAGGTCCGGTAGGCGGCCCCCACCTGGTCGAGCATCTCCAGCAGGAATGCGACGCCGCGAGCCTTGGGGTTGCTGGGGTCCTTCCAGCTCTCCTGGATGATGTTCTTCGCCAGGTTGAACTGAGCGACCTTGGCCCGAAGTTCGTCCTCCAGCACCGCCACATCAGCCGACAAGGTCTCCAGCTTGGCCTGCACCTGGTCGGTGTTGCTATCCGCCGACTGTTGCAGGTTCGCCTTCTCCGACTGCATGGTGATGATGTCGTACTTGATACGGTCTACCGCCTCCTGGTCCTTCTCCTGCGCAACCGTGGCCTCGGCCACCAGCCGCTCGTAGTTGATGGCCTCCGCAATGATGTTGAACGGCTGCTCCGCGTTGGGGTCCCCGCTCTGCGGCACAGAGGCCGTGCCCTTGAAGTCGTCCTCCTGGAAGTAGAAGCGGACGGTGATGGGCTGCGAGTCCTCACCAGCTCCGGTCTTCTGGCCCGTGGTCATCGTGTAGACCTTGCCGCCGTTCTCCAGCGTCTTCACGCTGTCGAAGATGCGCCCGTCCTCCTCACCGAACTTCAGCAGGTACTTGATGACCCGCACGTCGCTGATGTCCGCCATGTCGTTGCCGACGACGAAGAACAACGGGTTGATGGCCGTGGGGTCGAGGGCCATGACCACGTTCGGGAACCCGGAGAGCTTCGGAGTCCCATCGGGGGAGAGCACCTGGATGGGTCGCTGCGGCAGGATGGTGTTGCCCAGGTCCACGTCGGCCAGGAACCCAGCGCCCCCTGACCCGGGGCGGCCCGGCGGATAGAACTTCGCCCGCTTGCCGACGAGCTGGAGGCTCGTGGTGCATTGCCCGCCGACCGCGTGGCTGTGGGCGAAGCTGTTGCAGTAGTAGAAGGCGTCCATGTAGACGACGTAGACGGGGAAGCCAGGGCGGATCTCCGGCCGCACCGGGATGGTCACGTTGGCCGAGTTGATGCCGATGTTGAGCACGTCCATGCGGTTGACCGCACTGAAGAACATGCTCTTGGAGTCGTTGAAGTAGGCCGTCTCGTAGCTGCCCGGACGCCAGCCGAACTGCGCGACCAGCCGGTAGTCGATGTACTGCCCCCGGACGCCCCACTCGTTCTCCAGCCCCGTCCCTGCGGTGTTCTTGAACTGGCTGCCCTTGCAGGTCATGTAGGTGACCTGTGGCTCCTTCTCCGAGTAGCCGATGTTGATGATGTCGATGTCTTCGATGCGGTAGACGCGGCTCCCGCTCGTATCGAGGTTCCACATCGGCGGCTTGAAAACGAAGTCGCCGTCCACGTCCTGATAGAACTCGAAGCCGGTGATCTCCATGACCTTCTGGGCCACGTCCAGCTTGCTCTCGTAGGACGACTCGAAGAGGTTGACCTGGCCCCAGTTGCCGATGTTCGACACGAACGCCTGCATCTCGACGATGTTGATCCCGAAGTCGGGCTTGTTCGCGACGTTCCCCCCGTGGCTCTGGTCTGCGAACTCCAGAGCCTCCAGGGCATCCAGAGCTGCCCGCTTGTTCCTGTTGTAGAGGCCGACCCGCTCCAGCACACCCTTGACCGCGCTCGGCTTCGCCGTGCTGTACCGCTTCCGCATCAAAGACATGATGTTCGACGACGACGTGCGACCCAGCCAGGCTGCGGCCATCGTGCTGAACAGGTCGCCTGTGGCTCCGTGCATCCGCAGCCGGATGGCCTTGCCGGAGAACCGCTTTTGCCAGTACCGGATGTTGAGCGAGTAGAGGGACTCGCCACCCACCTCGCTCACGGCGGTCTGGTTGGTCTTGTTGGAGAGCGCCCAGCCGACCCCACCCGCTGCCCCGACCATGTCGTGATGCAGCGTGTACATGATCTGGTAGGGGTGCATCCCCGTGAAGTTGTGGCCGACGAGGCTCATCTTGAGCTTCGAGTTCGTGGGCCTCGCACCGAACAGCGAGGCGTTGGTGCTCATGTTCTGGTACTGCCAGAAGTGGAGCATCGACGAGCAGCTCACCGAGATGCTGCCCACCCCACCCGAAGCACTGTGGCTCACCTCAGTGATGACCCCGTGGAACACGTGGTAGTAGGGGTAGGCCAGCGTGTCCTCGATGCCCAGCCCGGCGAGCCCCTGCTCTTCCAGCAATGACGGCCCCACCTGAGCTGTCGTGGCCAGGGTCACCGGCTCCTGGATTCCCGCTGTCGTCGCAGGCGGGGCGACAGCCGGGGGCGGCTCAGAGGCGTCGTAGCCCTGCACGGTGCTGTTCGGCTCCGGCAAGCCACCGAGCCCTGTCTGGAGCACCCCCTTGTAGGCAACGGGGTCAGGCACCATCGTTTGAGTCGCCTGATCATGGACCCACCAGGCGCTCCTGCCCCGGTGGTCCATGTGGACGTACCCGGCCCACAGGGGGTTGTCCGGGGTACTCCCGTCGTAGACGTAGGCCCCGGTGCCTCCCCGTGGGAGGTGGCCCGTCTCACGGAGCTTCTCGACCGACCGCCAGATGTCCGGGGACGAGATTGGCCCTGCATCGGAGGTGGCCTGGATGTCCACCGCGCTGCCCTGGTAGTGCTGGCTCTTGTCGGCGTGCCCTCCCTGGGGCCTCGCCGGGGTGTAGGCCGAGTTCACGGAGAGCTTCGCTCCGGGGTACCGCTGCTGGAGGTACGACTCCAGCGTGTTCATCATCGCTGCCGTGGTTGCCGCGTTCGCTCTGGTCTCAGCGTCCACATCGGCCCCACCGAGGATGTCGTCCACCCCGTAGGTGCCCGGCGATGCAGGGTCGGGGAGCTGCTCTGCCTCGATCATGGCCGGGGTCACGTCCCCCAGCGACGTGATCTCGTTCTGCACCTTGCCCTCGGCCAGGTTGTTGTAGAGGCCCGCCACGGGGAAGTAGCCCCGCATGTAGACGTGGATTTCGAGGCCGGGCCGGAGCAGGAACTTCGCGTCCCGGGCGAACGACTCGTTGTGGTGTCGCGGGATGGCGAGCGAGAAGCTGGCAGAGGCCGAACCCGGCTCCGTGCCCGCGTCCACCGACACCTCGGTCAAGAATCGCTGGATGTCGATGCGGCCACTGCACTTCGAGCAGCCGGGGAGCGATGTCTCCCCGTTGACGTAGACCAGCGCATCCGGCGTGTGCTGGATGAGCTGCCGCCCGTTGAGCCGCCAGGTGCCGACGTATGGCCGTGATTCGAGACCCATGGTCTACCGCCTCACGCCAAAGGGCGTCGGGGGCCGTGCGGCCGGAGCGTCCGCGACCTCCACAGCCGTAGCCGACTGGAAACCGCCGGAGGACTTCGGAGCTGACTGGCCACCGGAGGCCCCGGTGATGGCGGCTGATGTCGTGCCGTCAGGAGCCACGTCAGACGGGCGTTCGACACCGTTGAGGGAGTAGAAGTCGTGCCCGCCCAGGTGGACGCCCGACCCCTGGCCGACAGAGACATCGCCGGGGCTGGGGAGAGCCCGGTTCTCGAAGCCCTGGTAGCGGGGGTCAGAGCGCGAGGGGGTCGGGGACCGCATCGGGGTGACGACGACCGACTGCTTGGTGGTGTCCACCATCGCGTTCACGGTGAACTCCATCTCAAAGACGATACCGCCGAGCTGTGTCTCCTCCTCGAAGGCGTAGGAGAAGGACTCCATGTTCCCGTAGTAGACCCACCCGTCGTAGTGGATGGAGAGCGCCCCGACCATGTGGTGCGCGTTCGACTTGCCCACGGTGTCGTAGATGTACCCGTTGTGCCGGTAGAACTGGAACGCCGTCGCGAGGTTCTGCCACGCAGCGGAGTCCCTACGGCTGGCCCACTGGACGCCCTTGCCGCTGGTGATGAAGGCACCGCACTTCGCCGAGATCGTCAGCTTCGGCTGCTCCTCGCCCCATGCCTGGAACACGAAGCCGTAGCGCGTCCGGTCGCTGAACTGCTGGATCTTCGTGTAGTTCATCGAGAGCGACTGCGGGTTGATGAGCAGGATGAGCGGGGGCGTGTTCACCAGCGCCCGGAGCTGCATCGTGATGTCCACCGCCGTGTAGAGGTCGGCAATGGCAGGGGCACCCAGACGAGTCGGCCCCTCGCCCTTCACGTCGATAGTTCGCTCTGAGTCACCACCAGCACCCCGTCGCTGGAGCCCACCAGCGACGTAGTTGTCCACGGACCCCGCGTTGGACATCTGCTCCCCGCCGGGGAGGTCCTGGATGATCCGGTTCCGGGCCGCGTTGAACGCTCCAGGGGCTCCGCTGTGGCCCCCGCCGTAGATGCCCGCGTAGTCCTTCTTGCCACCCTGCACGTTCGGGGAGCTGCCCGTGATGAGGGGCGGCTCGACCTGGATCATAAAGGGCGAGAGGACCCGGAGCAGGTCCTTGCTGCCGTCGATGGGCGTGGTCTGGTTGGCCTCGTACTCGATGCCGAACTCAGGCCCGGACTTCAGCCCTGCGTACTCCCCAGGAGCCGGAGGCGACTCCAACTGCGCCTGGGTGACATCCGGGGCGTACCCGCTGTTGGCGACGGGCTGCCCGTTGCTGGCGAAGCGGGTCGCTGCTCCGACCTGGAGGCTGCCGAGGATGGGCTTCGCCATGATCAGCTCCCTACGCCGGGGTTGGCCGTGGAGAGGGTCGTCCGCAGCCGCAGGACTTCGTGGGCCACGGTGAACTCAGCGGTCAGGTCGAACTGATAGGGCTTCTCAGCATCCTCCTGGACGTTGAACGAGGCGAACCAGCCGAGGTAGATGCCGCCGTCGAACGTGACCTTGAGGATGCCCTGGAAGGCGATCTGCCCGGAGGCGTCGTAGATGCTCCCGTTGTTGTGGAAGAGGGCCAGGAGGTCCAGGTACTTGTCGTAGGCGATAGTCTCCCGGCGGGTGCCCTCTGTGTCGTGCCCGCCGCCCGTGACGTTCGACAGGCCGCTGTAGAGCCGCTTGAACCCCCCGGTGGCCATGTTGAAGTTGATGGACCTCGCCGCCTCGCCCCAGTGCTGCTCGACGAAGCCGCCCTTGGTCTGGATGCGCTCGGTCTGCTTGCTGTACTGCGGGGACATCGACGAGGGGTTGACGTGCAGCACCATCCGCAGGTCGGGCGGAAGAATGCTGGTCGCCAGGTCCGGGCCGAGGATGTCGAACACCACCGGACGCACCCCGAGCCCGCTGAACTCATCTTCAGCCGAGACGAAGGCGCTCTTGAAGACCGGGG